TGCTGTTGTCTTTCCCGGAGGCCACGCGCTGGATTTCGGCAATCGCATCCTCGTAGTTCAGGCGGACGCGCTCCGGAATCTCGTTGTCGGGGACGGACTGGTAGATGTAGTAAATGGCCAGCACCGCCATCCAACGGACCAATGCCGGGTTGCGGTTCCCGTCGCGCTTCTGTATCTCCGCGTCGAGGTTGAACGAGGCCGAGAGCTTCTCGTAAACGTAGCCATACGCCATGCGCTCGGAGTCGGTCAGTTTGGTCTCGTTGTCGCGCAGTATCTTTTGCAACGCCCCTTGGGTAATGAATACCAGGTAGTCGGGTAAAGTCAGGAAGTTATTCATCTTTTTATGCTTAAAATGGAACAATCGGTTATCTCCTCCGGCTCTCGTTCTGCCGGTACTTGCCGGAGCGGATGCCGGTCAGCCGGTTCGTGAGCCGGGGTTTGTTGAGCTTATAGACGGCACCCTCCACGGCATCCGGTCCGTCGTCGTGCGGATAGTCGGGAAAGCCGAGAAACTGCTGGCGGAGTTCCTGCATGTCCGGGCTGTGCCGCCGTGCCTGGTTGAAGCGCAGGAGGCCCCGTTCGGCATACGCGGAGAGGTTCTCGATACGGTCTACCTTGTCCGGCTTCTTGCGGTAATCGCCCCGGATAGCCAGGCTGTACCCGCGAGCCTCAGCCTCTTCGTCGTACTTCTTGAGATGGATGTCCTGCATGAAGTTCGACTCCATGAAGTGCCGGCAGGTGCGGTTCTCCGGTATCTCCTCCGCCAGGTTGTAATGCCCGCGAACCATCTCCGGCGTGGTGCATTGGCGACAAAAACAGTCGTAGATGTCGAGGTAACGCCCGTTCTTTCCCATGAGGACGATGGCCTTGAAGTCGTTCTTCTTCGTCTCCTTCCACGACGGGTCGCAATAGGTAATGAGCGCATCGCTGTTAGATAGCGGCGGAAGTTCCGCCCACGGCAAATGCTCCTCCTGGAAGATACGGCCAATGACGATATGCTGGTGGAAGAGCTCGCGGAGCGCCAAACGCCGCCCCATGTTCTCCATCTTGGTCAGGATCTGCTCACGGGTATAACGCTCCTTCCAGGCCGGTACGCCCTTTTCCGACAAATCCATCTGGTGCGTCCGTGGGTTTTCGAGGGCATAGACCTTCAGGTGGACGATGCTCTCTTTCACCGGGTCTCCCTCCTCCACATCACCGACGACATGCGCCAGGATGCTCCGCTTGTGGATGCGGTTGCCAATCATCACGAACCGGCTGCCTTTGGTCGGTGCACAGCCGTAGAGGTCGCCCAGTACCCAGTCCGTTGCCTCCTCCACGCGCTTCTCGTTCTTGCATATCTCGGCATCGTCGATATCGTCCACCAGGATAAGGTTCGGGCGCAGGGCAGCTTCACGAACGCCACGGGGCGACTGTCCCCGCCCGAACGCCCAGAATCCGATACCGTCGTTCGTAACGAAGTGCCCGCTGTCCCATTTGCCGGACTTGTATTGCGGACCGTAATCCGCCTTATAGCGTTCGTTGAACATCAGCTGTTCCTGCAAATCCGCCAGCAGCCCGTCTGCCTTGTCCTCGTTGGAAGAGGCCAGCACGACACCCGTCAGCAGACCGAGCGCCTTCAGATAAAGCGGCAGGAAGATATCCATCACGACCGACTTGGCATGTTCGCGTGGCCATTCGCCGACGAACATGATGTTGTCGCTCTTCGTGATGAGCCGAACCGCACGGAGGTGGAACCACCCAAAGTCGGCATCCATGAACTCCGGGAAATAGTAGCGGCAGAACTTCGTGAAGTCCTTTTTCAGCGCGTTGATGCGTTTCGCCTTCTCGGTCTCCGTCTCGTTCTCGATAGGACGTTCGCGGATGGTCTCGCGCATTTCGGCAAGCCACTGCTCATACTCCCGCTGTTCGCGGCGGGTCAGTTCGCGTTCAAGGCTCATAGGCGGTTCCTCCCCGTTTATCGTTCAGGAATTGGTTCAGCCAAGGAGCTACGGAGCGTGCCACGTCCGGTGCGTTGTTTTTCAAGTAATCGTTTATCTGGCGGACGATACGCACCAACGTCGTCCAATCCGTTTCTTTGGCTTTGATCATATTGTAGAGGTCGCGCACGCCGTCGATGTCTCCTTTGCAGATAAGGCGGGGTTCGCCCTCCTCCTGATATTTGTCCCGGATACGTTGCAAGGTATTCAGTTGGTACCTCACCAAATCCGTGATGCTATCGTGGATGGTCTCCATTGCCATCAGTTCGTCCGTAGCCTTTTTATCCCAATTTTCTTTCTTTTTCCAGCGGGATATAGTTACCTCCGAACGCCCTAACAGCCTGGCGATATCGCCTTGCGAAAGTCCTTCCTTATATAATATGTATGCGGCATTTTTGTCATCCATCGCGTTATCAATTTGATGCGAAATTCGGCATAAGAAGTGGTTTGGGCAAACAGGTTTTCAAGGGTAGGAATGAAAATTGCCATCCTTATAATGATTTTTGTTTCCTGCTATTTAACCCTGTTTCTTTGCATCAAAATCGAAATTCAATGAGTACGTATGAACACATATTGAATAAGGAAGAACGGACGGCCACCGTCCGCCTGTACGGCGCAATAGGAACCGACGTTGACGGGAACTCCTTAGCCCATCTGCTTGCGGAATTGGGCGATTCTCCGGATATAGACATTATCCAGCTACGCATTAACTCCGGTGGCGGAAGCGTATTTGACGGCATGAGCATTGTATCTGCCATCCGTTCCAGCCAGGCGGTAACCCATTGCTATGTGGACGGGATTGCAGCGAGCATGGCCGCCGTTATCGCGGTCAGTGGGGATAAGCTCTATATGATGGACTATGCGAAACTGATGATACATGATCCGTATTTTTCGGGAGGAGGCACGCCGGGTCCGAAGGAACAAAAGGCGTTGGCTTCCCTTACGGATATGTTGCAGACCCTTCTTTCGCGGAAAGGGATTGGCAAGGAGGATATCGCCAAGTTGATGAAAGAGGAAACCTGGTTCAGCGCGGAGGAGGCCAAAGCCAAGCACCTTGCCGACGGGATTATTCCATCCAAACGCAAACAGGAGTTGTCCGCCCTGAGTACGGACGAGCTCTTAGCCCGTATTACAAATGAATATAAACCCTCAAAAACAAAACGAAGCATGAACGAAATTGCAAAACTGCTCGGCCTGCCGGAAGACGCGACCGAGCAACAAATCATGGACAAGATTAAAGAGCGTGAAACGGCTATGGCCAACCTGCAGGAGTCCGTTATTGCCCAATACGTCTCCATGGGTGAGAAAAACGGCATCATCACGGAAAAGAACAGGGAAAGGATGGTCAAGCTGGCCAAAACGGACTTTACGCTCTTTGTGGAATTGGTTAGCGTGGAACCGGCAGGGACGAACGTCAGCACGGGTTCAAGCGTCTCCACCGTCGTTTCTCCCCAAGGCCGGTTAAGCGATGCGATATCCCAGCTGGGGAAATCTGAAAAAAGCGGTTCTCCGCGAACAGGACAGGCCAAGACATGGGATTGGTACCAGAAGCATAACCCGGATTACTTGAACCGCCTGGAAAAAGAGAACCCGGAAGCGTTTAATAGATTGTTGGACGAATACGAAAATTCTTTATAAGTATGGAACAGAACCCCGTAGTAAAACATCCGTTCGGAGAGGCGACCGTCGTACAACTGGCCGCTTCCGGAGCAGAAAGCATCGACATCCAGAATGATTTGACTCTGTTGGATGGCGCAACCGTACAGGCTACCGGCGCCCGTACCGTGAACCTGAATATCGCGCCGGACTTGAAGGTGGGAGCCCGTCTGGTCATCTTACACAAGACGACCGCCACCGAGACACTCACGCCGGGTACCGGCATGAAGGGCAAAGCCATTACCGGTGTGGCCGGAAAGACCTTTGCCACCGAATATTTCTATAACGGCACCGATTTTATCCAATTAGCAACCGCTTTACAAATTGATTAAACTATGGCAGAAATAAGACCTACCCTTTACCAGACGGAGTTGCAGAAGATGCTCTTCCCGGACAACTCCTTTATGAACCGGGCCGTTCGCGAACGTGGCGTGGCCCCGGATGTGAAAACCATCGAGAAGCCTGTGCAAGGCGCTATCAAGAAGGCAAAAGAGGGAGAACCTTCCACCTTGCCGCTCCCGGTGTACAATCCGGCAGACGGGAAACACTCCTACGACACAACGCTCCTCTATTGCGACCCTATCCTGATAGACAGCCAGAGCGAGCTGCTCGTGAACTACAACAAGCGGCAGACCAAACAGGAGCAGCAGGCCAGCGAACTGATGACGAAAGCTGCCGCTTATACGTTGAAGCACTGGTCGCCTACCCAAACGGACAATATTATGAAGACAAGCGGAACGGCGCGTGCGTCAAACATTGAAGGGTTTTCCAGTAACCGAAAAGCCGTAAATAAGGCCGATATGCTTGCGGTACATAACCGGATGATGCGTATGAACGTCTCAGGACTGGGCGGCTCGTGGTATGGCATGGTAACGCCGGACATGTACACCGATCTGCTGGGTATTTCCGACTTCATTGACTATTATAAGACCGGCAATGAAACCGGACTGCGTAATGGAGTGGTCGGCCGTATCCTGGGTATCGAGATATTTGTCCGGACTACCGAGAACGGTAATGCGGGAATCCTTTACAATGGGAATACCCCCGTAGATGGGGATTCGAAGATAACGGATGACCTGCTGTCCGGCGGCCTGTTTTGGAACGATCGTTTGGTCTGCATTGCACAGGGCACGCCGCGTATCTCCATCAACGAGAACAAAGCGGAATACCTGGGCGGAACCCTCATGTCCTGCTGGATGCGGTTTGGTGCAGATATCCTGCGCGACGACCAGAAAGGCGTCATCGCTTTACTCGAATCAAAATAAAAGGAGGAAACGGATATGCCAAAAGAAGCAGGAGAAATATTGGACGGACGGGACCTGATGGTCTATCTCGACACCAGCGATAACCCGGAATCCCCAACCTATGAGGCGCAAGCCCTCGCCACGACCCACACCGTCACGTGGGCTACCGAGACAAAAGAGCGTTTAACGAAGGATTCCCCCGGCGGGAATCCGGAGAAACGCATCACTGCCGTCAACGTCACCATCAAGACCGAAGCGCTCCGTGCCAAAGGAGACAAGCAGCGGGACTTGATACTCGATGCAATGAATGCCAAAAAGAATGTGAAACTGAAGTACGGGCTGCGTAAGGATGAGGAGTCCAGCTCGGATATCTATTACGAAGGCATGTTCACTATCGACCAACTGGAAGAAACCTCGACGGCCGGAGACGATGTAACGTGGACGGCGCAGTTCAGCAGCTCCGGGGCGGTCGAGAAGAAAACGGTATCGGCAGGAGGATAAACCATGCGGAAAGGAATGATTACAATCAAGGGGCAGGAATATCCCTGCCGCCTTACGATGGGTGCCATGATGGAGCTTAAAAACCGGACGGGCGTCGACCTGGCGAAAGGCTCGGAGCGGGAGATGGATTTTTCCCTGATGGCGGTGCTCCTGTTTTGCTGCCTCCTGAGCTCCTGCCGTGCCGACGGCGTGGAAATACCGGTAAAGGATGAAATGGCCTTGGCCGACCATCTCCTGCCGGAGGATTTCGTGGCCTGGCAACAGCAGAACCTGAACGCCGCGCCGGAGGATTCAAAAAAAAATCCCGTTTAGGGCTTGCCGACCTGCAGGGATTGGCGTTGGGATGTATCGGCCTTAGCCGGGCGGACTTCCTCGCCTTGACCCCGGAGGAGCTGGATGCCTGCATAGGGCAATGGCTCCGGCGGGAGGAGAACCGGTTCCGTGCCGGTTGGGAACAGGCGCGGCTTGCGGGACACCTCGCTTTGCTGCCCTATTCCAAGAGGAAAGTGCGGGAACCGGGGGATTTGTTCCGCTTTGCCTGGGAAGCAACGCCCGAAGCCCCCGATGCAGTTCCCCTGTCGGAAGATGAATTTCAAGAAAAGTTTGAACAAGTAGCCAATAGATATGGATAGGAACCTGAATTATACGATAGGCATCATCCTGATAGACCGTGCCAGCGGAGGTGCGGACGGGTTGAACCGGCGGCTGCAACTCATCACCCAGTCCGCCCGGCAAGCAACGCAGGCAGCGGGGCAATTGGGTGGTCGGCTGTCGGTCGTGTCTGTGGCGGCAGTGTCCAACTTCC